CCAAGTGTATCGTCCACTTCAATAACATGACCTGACTCTGATTGATACACTTTGTTATATGGGTATACTGGTTCTGCAACTGAGTCGGGGAAAGTGTGTCCTTCTATTTCAATCTTCTTATCTAATAAAGAATCACCACGTGCAAGGCTTGACACATCTGATTCATTGGTGTATAATGGATAGTAGGGAAGCATATCTTCAGTAATCTCTCCCTCTGTAATAGTCGAACCTGTTGCATCATAATTAATTGTTATTTCTTTCGGTGACTTAGGTTGTGTATCGATTGCACTTGTTAGACCATGTGGTCGTCTTGAATCTTGTTCGGGGTTCGGTGCATCAGGTGTTCCTTCGTAATCTGCAACTGTTAATCTACGTGGGTCATTGAATCCTTTATTAACACCTCTTGATAATTCATTTCCAAATGCATCAACTTTATATCCTGTTTGAGGGATACCAGTTGCAACACCAAATATGATTGGGTCTTGCATAGCAGTATCTCTAAAATATCCAAAGACTGTTGAACCTTCTACTAGACCATGTTGCATTCCTATACCCGAAAGACCAGCAGAGGTTGTAGGAAGTAATACTTGAGCCCATGGTAAATCGGGTGTTGATAAGTTTAGTTTATTATCTGTATGGATTCCATGTATACGAACACGAACCCTTCCTATCTTTAGAGGGTCGTTTCTATCTTCTACGATTCCAAAAAAATGTTTCATTATACTTCTTCCGCAGGTTCTACTTCTTGTAATGGTTTTACGTCTGCAATCTTAGCTGCAAAACTTTCTTTAACACATTCTAAATACATTTCACCTTCTTTTGAGGGAATACTCATAGATATAGATAAATCAGTAATCAGATATCTCCCGTCATTTAATTTGTCTTCTTTATTTGTTGGTTCGGGTTGTGGTATTTCTAATTGAATTACATTACCTACTGTTAAATCTGTTCTCATAGGTATGGTCACAACAATTTTATTTTGTTGTAGTATTTCTAATAATGCAGTTCTTTCTAATCTTGCATTATCAACTGACTTATAACCTTGGAACACTTCGTCTGTATCTAGTGTAGTTTCATTATCAAATAAATGTGAACTTGTAAAGTCATATCTAACATTACTATCGTATGATTCATTTGGTGGAAAGTCAATATCTACTTCTGTCACAGCAGGTGATATCATAGGGTCGATTTGATTTTCAAGTGTTAATGACCTTTCCATTTCACCTGTTCTTATTAGTGGAAATCCTGATAAGTGTTTTCCACGATTCATAGTTTCTTCTAAATCATACACAAAATCAACTTCTTGTTTTCTGATTGGGTCATATGTTTTTTGCATAGAAGAATATGCACCCTTAGCTGTTCCTCTAAGTGTATCAAACTGTTGTGGTATGTAAAAGGATTTAATCATAGAGTTTAAACCACCCTTTGCATTCAAATCTAATAATGCAGTTTCTTCTCCACTTCTTGGTCTATATGAAAAAGGAACTGGGAACTCACGTTTTAACATAGTGTCAATTGAACTGAATCTAAATCCACCATTAAGTGTTTGAAAGAAGAACATACCATTCTTCCATTCTGCCTTTTCACCAATGTTTGCTTCATTAACTACGTAATCAATAAACTTTGAAACAGTCCAGTTAGGACATATGAATTGTAGATTCTTTGGTTCTGTTTCTTCAAACCAATCAAACTCTTGTGGTTTGATATGTGCTTCTTCAATTAATGCAGATTGCAACATTTCTTCATATGAACCTCTGAACATTTTACTCAAACGTTTCTTCCTACAGAAGAACATTCTTGGGTCACAAAATCTAATTTGAAATAATTGAGAGGCCTCTTTTGGTCTTTTGACATTTTCAACTTTATAGATTCTAAAGGTTTTATCGATTGTGAATTTCTTTTCGGGTTCTTGACCAATACCCTCTTTTTGTGCAACTGAAATACGAATGAATTCTTGACCAGTAAATTTATAGTTTCCTAATATGTTCAATCCATCTAAAACATTTACATGACCAGTTGTAAATTTATTATAGATTGATTCGAATAACTTAACCCCTATTGCAAGGTTTGTTATATCAACTGACTCATCTTCTTGGTTGACAATTGCAAGTGATTCAACACTAAACTCACCAGCTTTATAATTACCTTGTGACATTATTATGCACTCATTACTCTATTGAATTCTCTGACTACCTTTCTTATGTATTGTGGTTTAATGTATTTGATTTTTCTCTTCTCTTCATTTTTTTCCCACTCATTATCATATATTGTTTTCTCAAACATACCATTTACAAAGACATTTGATTTATGATTTCCGTTATAGAAATATGCAGTCCCGTCTAACTTTCTAATTGCGTCTTTAATAGTTAGTGAGTGACCACTTACATCACCAGTGACTTGTTCACCACCTCTGAATTCTCCACCCTCTATACCTATTCTTGCAAAGTTAGGTTGCACTTCATTTACTACACCTTCGATTGTTTTACCGTCTCTTAAACATGAAACAGTTTCACCTAATAAAAACTTATTACTTGCACCTACGATATCTGTTTTGTTGTATGCAGTTAGATACTGACCCGAATAATATTTGTTGAGATAATTTTCAAACTCTGAATTGTCTTTCCACCATTCATAATAATTATTCCAGTTATTAACTAAGAAGAAAGTCCAATGTAAGTCTCCGTCACTATAAAGTTTTGAGGCAACCACATCAGGTCTATCCCCCTCCATTAACTCCAAGTATTCATAATCAATGATATCATTAACTGCAGATTGTTCTATCTTAGATTTCCTAAAGAAATCTTTAATGGTAATAATTTTACCACTATCTAATCTATATTGAATGTCGGGGAAGTTTTTAAATAGTTGTGTAGCCATTATAGTCCTCCTCTGCCAGGGCCACCACCAGTTTTTCTAGGTGGTCTTAATTGATTTTTTGGATTTCTAGTGACCACTTTCTTTGTTTTAGTTTTTTTCTTTCCAGTCCAACTTGTATATTGTTCTGTTTCATATGTAGTATCATATGAAGAAGTTCCTAATGCAAGTGAATCGACACCACCACCAATATTTTTCTTCCTACCTGACTTAGATATTTGTTGATAAGTCTCTTGTGTAATAACTTTAACTTCGGTAAACTCTAGACCCAGTTCAGTTGATACTGGATAACCGTCTTCATAAAGTTTTGTTGAATGTGATACCGTGCAATCTGTTAAAACGGAAGGTAAGAAATCTTCAAATCTTAAATCAATAGAACCCTCATAATAGATATCAAATATGTTTGGATAGTTATAGTATCCTTCTGCAGCTCCGTCTGCTTCTGCATTTGCAAAAGTATCAGGCAACATTGCAGATTTAAATGACCAAATAATATCTTGAACTTGTCGTGCTTCGTCTGAACTTTTAGGATAGAACTCATAACTAAATGAATGACTTCTAAATTCTACACCTTTGAAGAACTGTTCTTCCATAGGATTCTTTGCTTTACCTTGAAGAAAGTTTTTAACACCACCCGTCACTGCATTTCCAGCACTATCTATCATTCCTTCAAATGCTTCTTCTAATCCACTACCAAATGCTTGGAGTCCATTACCACCACCGTCAAAGGTATCAATAATATTTCTCTTGTTTGCACCAATACCTTCTTGTTCATAGGTCACCTTTGTATCAAAAGATAAACTATCGGGAACATACAATGCAATAGATACTTGTTCTTCACCACCACCAAAAAGATTTCCAGCATTCTTATTATCAGTCTTTGTCTTTCTTGGTCTAGTTTCAAATACCATATATGAATCTAAATCTTCTCCAACTGGATATGTTAAATCTCTTATGTTTGCAACTGGTGATTTTTTTGCAACTGATTTTGCAAGGTTTGAAGCATTAAGATTACTTTGAAGTGTTGCACGTCTATCGTCTAATAACTTTTGTGCTTTTGCCTTTTCTGACTCCAGCATATCTTTTGCATATGAACCAGTATACTCTTTACCTTCAAATTTTGATTTGATTCCTTTAAAGGATTTGACTGCACTTGCAGCTTGGTTTACTTTGTTTAATAGTTTGTCTATACTTGGCATGTTTTTTGAACCTAAATACTAAAAATTATGATTACTAGTGTTATTTATGTCTAGAAAAAGTTATTCAGGCAAGTTTAAACCAAAGAACTACAAAAAATATAAGGGTGACCCTACAAAAATCTATTATAGGTCGTTGTGGGAACGTAGATTTATGGTATATTGTGACAATAATCCAAATATTATTGAATGGGGAAGTGAAGAAATCATAATTCCTTACAAATCACCTGTTGATAAACGGGTTCATAGATACTTTCCCGACTTCTATATCAAATATGTTAACAACAAAGGACAAACAGTCCGTGAAATCATAGAAGTTAAACCCAAAAAACAGTTATCACCTCCAAAAGAACCTAAACGTATGACAAAAAGATACTATAATGAGGTTGCAACCTACTTAGTCAATCAAGCAAAGTTCAAAGCTGCAGATAATTATTGTAAAGATAGGAGATACGGATTCAGAATACTTACTGAAGACCACCTTGTTAAATGAAAAAACTAATTGCATTCGATTTAGACGGTGTTCTAATCAACTCTATTAAAAATATGGAAATGTCTTGGGACATTGTTAGACTTCACCACAAGATAGAAGTTCCTTTTGACGAATATAAAAAACAAATCGGTAAACCATTCTTTGATATACTAGACGAGTTGGAACTCACTGAGTCACAACAAAAAATCAAAGATACTTATGACGAAGCATCGAACATGATGATTGACGAAGTTGAGATTTATGAAGGTGCAATTGAAACACTACAACACATAAAAGACAAAGGATACAAGATTGCAATCTGCACGTCTAAAGATATCGTAAGAGTTAAGAAAGTAATTGCAAGTTTGATACTAGACGGTAAGAAGTTTCCAATGTTTGATTATATCTGTTCACCTAAACAAGGTCTGAGAGGTAAACCAGCTCCTGACCAACTACTAAATACTATTGCATTTTGTAATGTAGACCCACACGAAACATTCTATGTGGGTGATATGGAATCAGATTATCATTGTGCAAATAGAGCAGGTGTGGATTTTATACATGCAAGTTATGGTTATGGAGAATTTGAGTGCAGTCTGAAGATACAGTCTATAAAAGCAATAAAAGAGTTGTTGGACTAATACCAGCAAGATACGAATCTTCAAGATTTGAAGGTAAACCTCTGGCTTCCATACTCGGAACTCCCATGATTCAGAGAACTTACAATCAGGCAATACAATCAAAACGACTTTCAAGTGTTATAGTGTTAACCAATTCTAACGAAATATACGACTTCTGTGACAGCATGCGCATGAACTGTTTAATTGTAGACGAAGAATGTTTAACTGGAACAGACCGTTGTGCAAAGGGAATCAAAGATATTGAGGGTGATATCTTTGTTAATATACAAGGTGACGAACCCCTGATTAATCCTGAAGCTATTGACCAATTAATAGAATCTCATACACTAGGTAGTGTATCTAATGCATATGTTGAGTTAAACTTTTATTCAGATAAACGACATGATAACAATGTAGTGAAAGTTGTGACAGACACTTACAATAATGCACTCTACTATTCACGACTAAGTATACCATATTATCAAAAAGAAGAAACCACTGTCAAACAACAATTAGGATTATATGCATTCAATAGAGAGTTCTTAGAAATGTTTCCACACCTTCCAGTCCGTGAATTAGAGAAAAGTGAATCAGTAGAAATGTTAAGATTTGTAGAGAACGGATTTAAAGTTAAAATGGTTAAGGTGGAAGACGAGGGTTATTCGGTAGACACACCTGACGATTTGGTGATAGTAGAAAATATTTTAAGGAAAAAATTATGTTAATACATTTAAAAACAGAAGATAATTATAAGAAGGTAGAAGAGTTATTCAATCAAATTCAACAAGAGTGTAAACCGAGAATAGTTTCGTGGGGTGAATTAAAGAAACTAGGTGAGACACACTTAATGAATACATTTCGTTCTTCGATAGATTATGGAATGTCGTTAGCCAAACATGCAGACTCAGAACCATGGGTTGAAGAACCTTTAGATACTATAAATCATAAAAAATCAATTGAGGAAGGTAGACAACCCACTAAAAATTTTCATGCAAGATTGGAGAACTCGATAGACAATCGTTTCTTTCATGCAAGTAAATGTAGGTGGTTAATAGATGAATGGAAGGAGAATGGTTGGTATTCTTATCCACAAGCATGTGTAAAACCTGATGGACAATTATGGTTTCACCCAGGCTCTATCAGACAATATGCATTACATGCTGGTCATATGGATAGTCAAAACATAGTGTTATGGGACTGTTGGGTAGAGAAGGAGTTAATGCCTCACAAACCTATTATAACATTTGAACAATGGAGAGATATCTTTAAAGTAGATAGAAATCAATGGGTAGATGCAAAAGGATTTCCTGACATAGAAGGTGGAGAGAGTTATAGTAAAATGCCTATGTTAGAATGGCATGTTGATGAAGATAGACCTAAGTTTTATGAAACTGCATATAGAATACAGGAAGAACTGTTTAATTTCAAAAAACCAAAACTAATAGGTGAGTGTGAAGATTCCGTTAAAGACTGTTTTGAAGATAACACTGAGTGTTTAGAAATACATATGAAAAAAGGAATCTTCTATAAACCAATGTTTTTAAGTTTGTTCTCATGGCCTTTTGATAAGAAAGAATGGGAATGTGAAGAATTCTTTATTAGAAAAACCTTTTAAAAGCATAAATAATAGACAATGGCAGGTCTATTTGAAAAATTACAAAACGAATCTCCTTCGGAATTAGAACAAAGGAGTTTCGAATCATTAGAATGGTTCAAAGACAACCTAAGATATGTAAAGGTAAGACCCGACCAAACACTGAGAGAAGGTGAAGTGGTCACTACACTTGAAATAGGTAGAATGTATATGTATTTCTATGAGGCTAAACATAAAAATACATTACCTTACTTTGATAGATTCCCTTTAGTCATACCAGTTAGAAAGTATGCAACTGGATTTATAGGAATCAATTTACATTACATTGCACCTCGTTATAGAGTTTTATTCTTAGAAGAGTTATATGAATATACAAACAATAAAGACTATGACGATACAACTAGATTTAGATTAACATACGAATTACTGAAAGGTGTATCAAGATTGAAGTATTATAAACCATGTTTAAAAGAATATCTCTATGGTCACATTGCAAGTCAATTCAGTTTAGTCCCGTCTCAATATTGGGAAATAGTTGCAATGTTGCCGTCACAACAATTTAACGTTAACGCAAATTCTGTATATGCAGATAGTAGAAGGAAAGTAGTATGAGTGTAGGTATTGGAGAGTTTATATCTTATTTCGATACGGGTGCAAGACCCAATTATTTTGATGTTCAAATCATAGGTGGTGATTCACAAGGTGGTTTTCAATTCAAAACTAATGACGGACATAACTTCCGTTGTATCAATGCAACCTTCCCAGGCGTTGAACTGGGAACTAATGAGGAATCAACATTTGGAGCTCCTCGTCAAATCCCTGATGGAACAGTTAGTTATGACGGTGGACTTGCATTAACATTCTTATGTGACACTTTCTTCTACGATAGAATTCTTATCGATGCATGGCAACGTATGATATTTGAAGGTTCACCTGCGAACAGTTCACATAGTAGAGAGAGGGGAACAAAATTTCAACCAGTCATGAGATACTTAGACGATTACACTGGAACTATCAATGTTGCACAATTAAGTCAAGGTGGAAATCAAAGAATGTTATACGAATTTCAAGACGTATATCCAGTATCATATTCAGAACAATCAGTTGCAAGTTCAAACGAAGCAGGTGGAATTATGGAGTTTGAAGTCACATTTGAATACAAAAACTTTGAAGTTTCATATCCAAGTGACGAGGACGAAGTAAGAACAATAGAACCAATGGACAATGGTGCAAAACAAGACCCATTAGGAAAAGGAAGTATTTTAGGTGCAACAATGGATACACTCAAAGTATTGTCTAGGTTCAATCCAAAGGCTGGAGAATACCTAAATAAACTAAGTGGTCTTGAAGGCCAAATTACACGTGGTAAGAATATCAGTAGAAAAATTGGTGGTCTTCCCATAGGTGGTGGTGATAATTAAGAATTAATTAATAAAGTGAGGATAATATAATGGCATTACCAATACAGTCGACACCGACTTATAGAACAGTTTTACCAGTGAGTGGACAAGATATAGAGTATCGTCCATTTCTAGTAAAAGAACAGAACATTTTAGTTCAAGCTAAAGAAGGTGCAGACGCAAAACAGACTATGCAATCTGTTAAAAAATTGCTACAAGCAGTGACCAATGACAAAGTGGTTATTGAGGAATTACCAACTACAGACTTGGAATGGTTATTCATTCAAGTAAGAAAAGTATCTGTAGGAGAAACATCAAAATTAATGTTTCCATGTGTCAATAGAGAGTGTCCGAATACAAAAGACGTGACACTTAACTTAGATTCTATTGAACCTGAAGGTGAAATTCCTGAAGACTACACTGTCATGATTACTGACAAAGTGGGTTTAACATTAAGTATACCTACTGTTGCTGGAGTTGAGAAGGTCGCAGACCTAACAGAAGAAGCACAAACAGTAGAACTTATTAAAGAGTCCATAGTAAACATTTTTGACGAAGAGAATGTTTATGAAGGTGCAGATTTGACTAAAACAGAACGAGACGAATTTGTGGAATCATTAACTTTCCCTCAGTTGGAACTTTTAGGAAATTGGTTTGATACACTTCCTAAATTAACAACTAGTTTAGATTGGGATTGTGATGAATGCGGAACGAGGAACGAACAGAAGTTAGAAGGAATTCAGAATTTTTTTTAATAGCTCTTTCTCATGAAAGCGTGTTTAATCATTATAACACTAACTTTCAATTAATGCAACACCACAAGTATTCATTGACTGAATTAGACAATATGATACCTTGGGAAAGAGAGATTTACATTAAACTGTTAATGCAACATCTCAAAGAAGAGAAGTCTAGACAAGAGGCAGAAAATGCTAAAATGAAAAGACGATAATTTAACAACATAATAAGGACACAAATTATGGCGGACACAATCATAAAGGAAAACAATACGACTAACGAAGTTGAAATTTCCTTAGACAAATACATGAAACTTATCGACCAGTTAGACGAACAGGAAGATAAGATTAAGGAAATGCAAGAAGAGGCCAAGAAAGCTAGGTCACAACTTGCACCACCTAAAAGAAAATTCATGGATTTGTTCTTAGACGACAATGATATAAATGAGAAATCAATTATTGGTTTTATCTCATTTGCATTAATGACTGTATTCGGTATTTGTGATTTGGTCACTGCATTCGCAGGTAAAGACCTTGTAATCTCAGATACTATTTACACTTCATTTGTCGTTGTGACACTAGGTGCATTTGGTATTAGTGAAGCAGGAAAAGCCTTCGGCGGAAAATAGGAAAGTATAAATGGCTGACGAATTTGATAAGTCAATCGAACAACAGAAGAAAGAATTCTCTAAAGAACTTCAGGACGTTAATGCAAAGTTAAAGCCTGGGTTTCAGAAAATCATAAAAGATTTAGAAGAGGCTTCACCTCAGATTGCTAAGATAACTGCAGACTTTAGGGAATCTAGTAAGGATACCTTTAAGGGTGCTTTGGCAACAAGTAAGTTGAAAGACCTTTCGTCAATCGTTGACAAATATATGTCGGGTGCAGAAGTTTCAGCAGCTGAAATGGAGAAACTTCAAAAGAATTTCACTACAGAAGTAGACGGAGTTCAAAAAGGATTCAACTTCAATGGAATGAGAATTGCACAACAGTCATTTAATAAAACACAGGAAACTGTAAACAGAATTGAAAAAGCAAAACAAGCTGCATACTTAAAAGAAACTCAAACCATTAGAGAAAATTTTAGAACTGCAGAGAAAGCTTATGAAGCAGGTTCAATCAATGCAGTAGAATTTGCAGAAGCACGTGCTAAGTTTGAAGAAGAAAACAATAAAGCACAATCAGAAGTTAATGATAAGTATGACGCAGGTTTAGACTTCGAAAGAAAGAAACTTGCAGAACGTGAAACTAAACTACAAGGATTTACAGACGATTATAAAGCAGGACTAGAAACTGCAACTGATAATGCTGGATTACAAAAATTCAGTGACGGGATAGACGAACTATTCGGTGTTGACATACTTGGTTTTGCAGATAGTATGACCAAAAAGGTTAATGCAATCGGTGACATTATGGGTTCTATCGGTGGTGCATTAGGTGAAGCTGGTGAAGGACTAAAAACTAAAGTTGGTGGTTTCATGGGTGGGGTCAAAGACTTCTTTACACCCAAAGCTAAAGAAGGTGGTAAAGACGAAGGTGTCATTAAAGGTGCAGTAAAAGGTAAAGCTGATGCAATGGCAAAAGGAATGTCTGACAAAGCTGCAGACAAAGGTGTCGGATTACCTGCTAAATCAGGCAAGAGTGGTGGTTTCTTAAAATCAATTGCAAACGGAGTCAAAAAATTTGGTGACTCTAAAGTATTAAAAGGTGCATTAACACTTGGTATACTTGGTGGAACAGTAGGACTTCTTGCAATAGGACTAAAACAATTTACTGGACTAGACTTCAAAACTATGTTAAAAGGTTTTGTTGCACTTGGTGCTTTAATAATGTTTGCAAGACTTATCGGTAAAGCAACATTCGGAATTCTTAGAGGAGCTCTTGCAATCGGTATATTGGGGACTGCATTAATTCCATTTGCATTTGCACTTAACTTAATGAAAGACGCAGGTTTAGGAACTATACTAACCATTGCAGTTGGACTTGCCGCACTAGGTGTTGCAGCTGCAATATTGGGTGGTATGCTTCCAATAATGTTAATGGGTGCCCTTGCAATCGCAGCCTTAGGTGCAGCTCTAATTCCATTTGCATATGCAGCTCAACTAGCTGCTGGTGCATTCAGTATGTTTATTGGTGACGTTATAAAGATTAGTATGGTTGACGGTGCAAACTTAATCTTAGTTGGTGCTGGATTAGCAGCGATTGGTGCTGGTCTAGTTGCAATGACTGGTGGTAGTCTGTTAGGAAGTCTAATGGAAGGTATCGGAAGTCTGTTCGGTGCAAAATCTCCTATGGAGAAGGTCACTGACTTTGCAAAAGGTTTACAAGACGTAGACATGACAAAGATATCTCAACTAGGAGTTGCATTCAAAAATCTTAGTAATGCAAAAGACGCTATTGAGTTATTTAATAACGTTGATGCAAAAGCAAAAGGTTTAAAAAGATTTACAGAATCAGTAGACGAACTTTCAGAAGCACTTATCAGATTAGAAGAAGGAGCTCCTAAGAAGAAAGGTTGGTGGGATTCAATGGTTCAGTTAGCTGGTAAACTAATGGGAACCACTGAAGGACAAAGAGTAGAAGAACAAATTACACAATCTGAAGATAGATTAGTTAAGAAACAA